AAGAGAAGCAATCCATAATTCAGATGGTGTTACTCAAAAAAAAGCCCTCCGAAGAGGGCTGAATGTGTGCAAGGGTTAGACACACATACTGAGGGTAGTGAGTAGTTCGATGAACTAAACCCGAATATAAGTGTAAACTACTTAATCTGCAACGTCTTTAGTCGCACAATTCTTGACTCTTTGGCAGGTGTAACCTTCGCAGGTTGAGCCTTATAATGCCTGGTGGGCCATTTCACTTGATATTCCCCTGCGATTGCGACTTCATTATCTTGCATTTCCTGCATAATCTTGGTTTGCAGTGCTGCAATTTCATCTGCGATATCTTTTGACTCTTTGCGAAGCTGGACCAATCTCTCCACCTCTTCATGGATTCTATGGAGTTCAATCGGATCAGTATTGCCTCCCAGATGTGTTTTGGAACAATCATCAACATTCACCGGAGGATAAAAGGTTTCGCTTATTACCCTTGCACGAAAGTCCATACATATCTCTGTGATCTTCTGCTGCATGAAAGGGTTGGCTCGATATATTTTGTAGTGTCGTAAGTTGCCACGATGAACCGTTGCGACAATACCAAATTTGGCATCTACTGCCATCATCTGCATCTGAAGCTGAACTGGGCCTCTCCACAGCGGCACTTGGCCTATGTACGGTGATTCAGTGGTCTTTACTTCAATGGGGATATTGCCAATTAAATCTACAAATGAAGTGTCCATAGCGTTTTCGCCATCTATCTCTACTGTTTCAGTAGCAAACACTTTTATAGGCGTTTCTAACTCTACAATTGCATCAGCAGAACATTGCCATCCGCCGTCAGGGGACCTGTAAACACTTGGCGATAGCTCTGGGGCTGGCAGTCCAAATTCATCACACACATCTAGCGCAATAGTCGATTCAAATAGGTTGCCGCAATAAGCGGCTTCCATATGAGCGACTTGTCCTCGCTTGTAAGTCCCACTCTTTGCGGAGATAGATTGCCGCAGTTCATCATTCGGGGTTGAGTATGGATGAGGCTCATTAGCCACTAACCAGGCGTACAGGACCGGAACTCTTGACCCAGACATTAATCTGTCGTCTGACAATTTCCCTACCATCTTCTTCTCCATTAGCGTTGTCTAATTACTTGACACAAAGATTAGTTCTGGTTTAGCTTATTGTCAACAAGGAGGCAACTATGACTGTACAAGAAGCCATTTCGCATTATGGGAATATAACAAGAATGGCTGATTCGCTTGGGATTAGTCGTCAAACGGTTTACCTATGGAAAGGGAAGAAGCGAATCCCTTTTTCTAGGCAGACCCAAATCGAAGTGGAAACCAAAGGAAAGCTCAAAGCGAGGTCAATATGACGTTACAGGGATCAAAACACATCATGGAAGTGATGCAGCGGGTTCGTAAGAAGATGATCGATGAAAAGATCATTGATCCAATGATTCTAGAGCAAATCCAAGAATGTATTGGATTATGTTTGCATGATATCGAAGAGAAAGAAAAGGGGGAGTAATGAGTGATGTAGATTTGGTGGATAAGAAGGTGCGTCAACGCAAAGGAAGGTCTTTGGACGCTGCTGACATCCCTCTTATTAGGGGGTTGATGGCTTTAAATCCGCCCATTCCAGTGCCTGAAATAGCAGCTAAATTCGGCGTTACGAAAGCGACTATATATCGTATTCGGAATGGAAAAATCTGGACCAATCATACGGAGGTTGCGAAATGAGTTGGCCCAAACCAGAGTATGTTCCAGAAGAGTTAATGAAAGAGACTGTCGCTTTGCGAGAGAAGGGTCTTCTCTACAATGAGATCATGTCTATTACTGGGTTAACGTACAAGCGCATTGAGTCAATCATCCTGCGAAATAAGGTAGACGGGATGTATAGCAGGGCCTTTAACTTCCCTGAGATCATTCATTCACCTAGATTTGGAGCGAAATAATGAGAGTTGATCGCCGTCAAATCGTTCGAGCCTGGGCAAACGGGACTGCTGTTCAATACTGGTGGGACTCAGATGCTATCTGGCATGACTTCCCTGTCTTCGAGGATAGGGACGCTTTTGATGAGGGTCGATATGCCATTGGGCATCCTGACCTAGACTGGCGTATTAAGCCTAATGAAAAGAAGGAGGTTTCGCTTGACGATAAACAGTCGAAATAAAGGAGCGACTGGTGAGAGGGAGTGTATCAAAGCGATATACGACCTGACCGGCATTGAACTGACCAGGAACTTTTCTCAGTCAGCCTTTGGCGGTCATGACCTGATCGGACTTGATGATTGGGCGATTGAAGTAAAACGCTATGCCACGGTGGAGACATCCAATAAGAAATCATGGTGGAAACAGGCGGTTGACCAAGCTAAGAGGGTCCACAAGCAACCTGTCGTTATCTACCGTGCCGATAGGCAGCCTTGGCGTTGTATTGTGCAGTATCCCCTGCACGTTGAGCTGTATGGCATCGAAGACTTTAGATGCACATGCGATGTAGATATAGAGCTATTTTGTGGATGGCTTTCAGAGGAAATATAGATGAACTTGAGTCAAATTAGTAAGGGCGGGAAGATGAAACCACCAAGGATCTTGATATACGGTCAAGCTGGAATTGGAAAGACGACCTTTGGGGCCGCAGCTCCGAATCCTGTCTTCTTGCCAATAGAGGACGGCTTAGGCCGTATTCAGGCAGATGCATTCCCTACACCTAAATCGTACTCGGATGTCCGTGATTCATTGGACTCTCTCATCAAGGAGGATCATGAGTACAAGACAGTGATTGTCGATTCGCTCGATTGGCTAGAGCCTTTAATCTGGGAGCACACTTGCACTCAGAATGGCTATAAGACGATTGAGCAACCAGGCTATGGGCGCGGATATGTGGAGGCACTTAAGTATTGGCGTGAGTTCTTGGACCGGCTTAACTACCTGCGAGACATGAAGTCCATGTGTACGATTTTAGTCGGGCATTCGATTATCAAAGAGTTCAAGTCTCCTGACACCGATTCGTTTGATCGATATCAGATAAAACTACAGCAGAAGGCTGCAGACCTTGTGTCAGAGCACTCTGATGCAATACTGTTTGCTAACTATAAGAAGAGTACATTGAAGTCAGAATCCCGTGGAGGCACACGCACCAGAGCTGTTGGCAATGGAGAGCGTCTGCTTTACACAGAGGAACGTCCAGCGTGGCTAGCCAAGAATCGGTACGGATTTCCATCCGAAATGGAGCTATCGTTTGACGCATTTATCAAAGCATTAAAAGGAGAGAAGTAATGTTCGATGCAACACAATATCAAAGCAATTCTAATGGGGACTCAATGGACCGCACTGCGATTCCAGAGGGTAATTACAGTGCTAAAATGACCAACTTCGAGCGTAAGATCATGAAGTCTGGCAACGGTGAGATGCTCAATGTCGAGTTCACGGTAACCGTAGGCAGTGCCGCCAGAAAGTGCTGGCACAACTTTAACCTCACGCATACCAACCCAAAGGCAGTTGAAATTGCTCTTCAGCAGCTGAGTAACTTATGCGTATCAGCAGGGTATAACTCGATCCAAGATCCTTGGGGTCCAATTGAGTTATTGGAGCAAGAGATCGCGGTATACATCACGGTCAATGATCGAGGGTATAACGAGATTAAGGCGTTTAGACCGAAGCCTGATGGGCCTACGGTTAAGCCAGCAATATTCCCTGCCAATGCAACACCTCCTAATCAGAGTCCTGCAGCTGCCGCTGTAGACGATGAAATACCTTTCTAATACAGTATCTTATGCGGATAATGAAAACTAAATTCGATGATCTAGAAGCCGCATTTGAAGAAATGGAATACCTGGTGGGAGAGACTAATCTCTCTCATCAGATTGTTTCATCCCATAATAAAGAGGACGTATTTATAGTCGTCCAGAAAGGCAATGCAAGTAAACAAGGGGTTATTTACTGTGAACTCAATATCAGAAATATCGTGGGAGAGAGCTTGCTCAACCTTCGCCGTGGCTTTAAACCTGAAAGGAGGCGGGTCAGCGGAATTAAAAGGGCCTTGTCCTAGATGTGGCGGAGATGACAGGTTTTGGATGAAGCGCGGCAACAAGCAGCCAGTCATATTCGCTTGCAGGATGGGTTGCGACTTTCAGCAACTGGTCAAGGAATTCGAGGATCGAGGATTAATTGAACGAGAGCACATATCTCGTGATGAGATTCAAAGGCGCAGGTTTCAGGCCAAAGTCTCGCCAGAGGCATACATTTTCGCTTGGTTCGTTGTGGGGATCTGCTCAGAGGACGATGAGCATCCACCTGAACTAGACGCTGCGCGAGACTTAATTGCCAGGGCAGAGATGGTTGGTATCCAACCTATACCGATGGAGTGGGTCTGGGATACGGCAAAGCTACGCGAGGAGGGTCTTCTTCGTGAATTCAATTGATAGAGAGCTGAAGCTGGCACAAGAGTACATAGCTCACATCGAGAGCATGCCAGAAAACTTACTGCCAAAAGGCTATTGGGACTGGGAGGTTTCTATGCCTGGGTGGAACTTGGACAGACTGATCCCAGAGAGATCTATAGGGATGGTCTACGGAGCGTCCAACTCTGGCAAATCACACTTAATATGTGATTACGTTATGGCTCACCTCAGAGGTGATGATTACTGGCAAGGGCATGCTTTGAGTGCTGGTGACGTAATTATGTTCTCCGAGTCACATGGTCACATCAAAGCGCGGCTCAAGGCTTACAGATCACATCATGGCAAGGCCATCGTAAACAATATCGTGACACTGCCCACCAAGAGCTTCGAAGTCAGCGAGATAGAGTCACTAGGTCGTTGGTTGGCACAATTCGATTCTCCGCCAATGTTGCTCATCTTCGATACGCTTGCGACAGCGTTCCAGTTCGAGGAAAACGATAACCAACAAGCATCTCGCATGATTAAGCTGATTGAGGACAATCTGCTGCCATCTATGCATCGATTGGGGACGATCATGATCATTCACCACACATCGAAGGCATCCGAGGGAAAAACAGCAAGGGGGGCGAGTGCCTTGATCGGGAACATCGATTATTCCATAAACGTCTGGTATGACGATGACCTGAATTTAACGATGGCAAAGTGGGAGAAAGATCGCTGGCGGCTAAAAGATGCTCCTATGTGGTCAGGAACGGCCTCTAGAGTCCCTGTGAGCTTTACAAACGGACAAGCCGAGCAAACAGTGCTTGATTGGGAAGACTTCTCTGAGGATCAAGTTGAGACGGTTAAGCAGCTGCGCCAAGATGTGAAATTAGATGCTATGAAGGCCAAAGTGGCTGAATCGATCAAGTCACATCCAGGTCCGATTTACATTCATACAAACAACAGAAGTAGGGTCCCAAATGGGTGCTCACCATTCAGGATAAATGAGCTTGTTCCGAACTCAAAATGGGTACAAATAATGGTCGAATATATTAAGGATTCATATGAATACCAAACCGTATTTACACCTCGCGGAACTGAGTGCGGAATAAATGTTGTTGCAGCAGAATTCCCTTAAGTAAAAGTG